CAAAGCTTTTCGGCGCTGCGGTGAAAGCGCTGCAATCAGTGCATCGATACGGTTATCAAACGCGGTCAGCTCACTCATTCCACTGACTCACTAACTCGCCGTGCAGGTACAGTTTACGCGGCCTTTCCACCGGCTCCGGCAGCGGCGGCTCAGGAAAATGCTCCACGTGCAGACCCGCATCAATCTGTTTGACAATCACGCGCTCGGTGAGCTGCAAATGAATAGCGATGTCATAGCTCCCATCATTGAGCATATCGGCCTTAAACGTGTATCCATTCTGCTGTTTTTCCGGCGTCGCCATGATGTCCGGCTGATGCTCACGCAGCCAGGCCAGAATGGGCACCATGACCAGATCGCTGTCCTGGGTAAAGTCGGTGATCAGCAGCTCGACCTGGTACTGATATTCGAACGACAGCGAACTGGCTAACGTGGAAACGATACGCCCGTTATCCACAAACATCCGCAAGGTGTCGGGGCTGGTTTGCAGCACCGGCACCGCGTTAGTTAACGCTTTTCTCAGTTGGGCGGGCTTTAGCACGGTGTTCCTCCTGGCATTGTTTGACCGCTTCCACCTGGAGGCCGCAGGCTGTAAGCGCGGCCTCCAGGTTTCTGACATCACTGCTTAAATCGCCGTTAGTGGCGGGTGAGCTTGCCGGTATCGGGCAGCTCGTCACCGCCGGACAGCCA